GTTCTTTTTACTCATATTTTATCCCTTGACCGCTCATAGTGCCAGCTGTGGGCGGTCTTTTTTATTATCAAATCAATAAATTATCTCTGTAAAATTCCATTGCTTCAACCATAAATTTATTTGTGACATTAAAATATTCGGCAAGTTCCCACGGCTCTGCTATGCCGTTGTGAACCGCTTCTTTCAGCTCGTCCAAAGGGATGAGCTTTTTTATTGTGTGTTTTTGAGCTTTTCGTTCGTGTTTCGCTTTGACATCAAGCGGTGAGAAAATGTTGTAAAAACTTCCCGTTTCAAAGTGTGATAGCTCATGTGCAAGCATTACCATTTCCTCGGCATTGCTTTCTATTTTGTCAGCATCTATTGCAATCCAACCCTCTTTGAAGGCTAATGCTTTTGCTTCACGCATAGGAAAATAATCAACATCAACACCACTTTTATCGCATTCTTCATAGATATTTAAAAGTGTTTTCATTCAATCGTCTTTCTTTTTCTGAGCTTTTTTGTAATTTATGTAATCCAAAATATCCTGCTGAAATTCTTCTGATTCATCACCAAGAGCTTCGTAAGCGGCATACTGAATATTTTTAATGTCGCTGTTTTCGTTTTCAATACTGCTTTGATTGCTCCTACCGATTAAGTAGTCAACAGAACATCCGAAATAATCAGCTAACTTGATTAAGGTTTCGGAATTAGGTTCTCTGGCTTCTTTTTCGTATGAAATATATGTGGTGTAAGGGATACCGAGTTCAAGGGCAGTTTGTCGCATACTTAGTCCCTTTTCGGTTCTCAATTCTTTTATTCTAAACATATAATCACTTCCTTGTATTGATTATACACATATTGAGTAACAAAAGTCAATTGAATATTCACGATTTGTAGAAATACACAAAAAATCTATACACATATTGTGCAATATTTTTTGTTTAACCTCATTGACATATACACAAACTGCGTATATAATTTACTTGTACGCACAAATCGTGTACATTGAATCGAAAGGAGATGATAAATGATGAATGAAAACTACAAATACCCGAATATTGAAGCAGAAAGGGTTCGTATGGGTTTATCGCAAACAGAGATAATCAGTCGCCTTGGCTACAAGGAAAGAAAAACCTATTATAACTGGCTTGAAAGCGGAAATATTCCTGTTTCTGTTCTTATGAAAATGGCAGATTTGTTTGATTGTTCGGTTGATTATTTGCTTGGCAGAACAAGAAATCCTGTACAAACTGCCAGAGCCTAAAACACCACCACACACAATCAATAATACCACAATCACAGTCCCATTAAACGGACTTAGCTGAAAAGAGGTGAAGAAGATGAATGAATTAAAAAAAATCCCTACCGCTCAGTTGGTAGAAGAGCTGAGCAATAGGGAAGATGTAGATAGTTATACAACCACCGAATCGTATGGTGTATTACACAAAGCAAAGAATGTGGATAAAAGATATCCTGTGGGAACAGTTGTGTTGTTTGTTAATCCACAGGGTAGGTGTTCTGAGTGATGTATTTAATATAGTCTCTGTAAAAATCATCAAAAGCAACAATTGTATTATCATCGGCATTTTTTTCAAGATAATCAAGCATTACAAATTTGCAAACGCTCTCAGGAAAATTATTGTCGGCGATTATGTCATTAGCTGTGTTGTATGTAACATCACTACCGATAACAACTTGTTTGCTTAACCATTTTTTAAAGCTCAGCACAATGCACACCTCACTTTCATTATATAGTGTAATGAATTGCGGTTCATCACTACATATAGTATATCATAGAAAGTTGGTGAAATCAATGCACATCAATGAATTTGCTGAAATATTGCTCAAAAGCAGAAAACAGAAAGGCTTTTCGCAAAGTGAGCTTGCTAAGAAATCAGGCTTTACCAAAAGAGCTATTCAGTATTGGGAGAAAGGAAAGAAGAGTATTTCTCTTGAAAATGCCGACAGGCTCTTAACGGCTTTGGGTGTAGAAATCAAGATAGGTAAAACAGAAAGCAGGTGAGAAAATGGCAAAACTTAAACTTATCGACACAAAGGACAAGTTCCTTCTTGAAATTGACGGAACAGAAATTCCGTATGTTACAAGCTATCAGATAACACGAACGGTCAGTGAGGTTGTACTGCTCAAACTGGCACTCAGCGTAGCTGATGTTGAATCAGTCGAAATCGTTTCAGACAAAATTACCAACGAAAATTAAGGAGGTGTACATATGCCGAGAGAAAGACCTATCATCAATTGGGATGAAGTGCCGGTGATAATTGATGTGCCGTATGTGGCACGGTTGCTTGCACTTAATGTTGATTACACAACACGGCTTGCACAAAGGGGCGTTCTTCCTGCCCACAAAATCGGAAAGCTTTGGCGATTTGATAAGGAAGAAATCAGACAATACATAAAGGAGCATTAACAATGTGGTTAAGAAACTACCCGACAAAAAGGAAATTGCTCAAAGATATTGAAAACCTCAGAGCAGAGAACAGACATCTCAGCATTGAACTGAGAAACGCAAGAACAGACCTTGCACTCGAAAAAACAGCGTCAAGCGGTTATCGTCACGAGAACAGAGAGCTAAAACGCAAGCTCAAAGCCCTTGAAACGCCTGAATCCGAATCCTTCGGTTTTGAATGTATGGGTGTTTCAAATGTCAACTAAAAAAGAAAAATCCGCTGAAGCTCTGCAAAGCCTCAACGGATAGCAAGGATATAACAAATATCACCAATTTGATTATATCCTTTCTTACTCAAAAAATCAAGAAGGAAGGTTGAAAAATGTCAGAAATAACAGTAAGCGAACAGCATAAGCAGGCAATTGAACTGCATCAGAAGATAATTGTCAACGCAAACCTTGCACAGCAGAACATATGGGATATGTGCAACGGACTTAAAACAATGCGTGACAACAAGCTGTACAAGGAGCTTGGATATCAGAATTTTGAGGACTACTGCGAGAATGAAGTAGGTATGAAACGCAGAAATGTTTATAACTATATTTCTATTGTAGAAAAAATAAACACTAAAAATGTGCAAACGTTTGCACAAATTAGCAAAAGTAAGTTGATGTTGCTCGCCACCATAAGCGAACCCGAACAGGCTGAAATTGCCGAAAAACTTGACCTTGAAAACACAACGGTCAAGCAGTTAAAGGCAGAGATTGACAGCCTTAAAGCTGAAAAACAGGAGGCAACCGACAAGAGCATTGACTATTGCAGACAGCTCAATAACGCTAAGAAAGACGCCGACTATTACAAGCAACAGGCGGACACTTCAAAAGAAAGCTATCGCAATATCGAGAATCAGCTTGCAGAGGAAAAGGACAAAAATTTCAAGTTGACGAATAAAGTTCAGGAGCTTGAAAGCCGTCCTATTGAGGTTGCCGTTGCAGAGCCGAGCGACAATGAACGCAGACTCAATGAAACGATTAAGGCTTTGGAGAGGGAGAACATTAAACATTATGACGAACTCGAAGAAGAATACCGCAACAACGAAAAAATCGTCAGAAAACAGCTTGAGGATGAAAAGCAGGAGGCTCTTCGCAAACAGAAAGAGGAGTATGAAGAAAGGCTGAAAAATGTTCAGACTGCCGACGGTTCATCAGATGACAAGGATGTCTTTAAGGCATACTTTTCAATTGCATATGACAGCTTTGTCCGTATGCTCGATTTCGCCAAGCAGTCACAGGACAAGGAATTTTTCAAAGGCAAGGTTGAACATTTAATAGAGGCACTTGCCACACAAAACATAAATCTTTAAGGGGGAACAACAATGAAACTTTATGAGCTTACCGAGATGTACTCGGATTTATTTAATCAGTTTGACGCTATCAACGAATGGGAACCCGATACGAATGCAGACGGAATGCCGATTGATGATGACGGCAACATTATTGCCAATGTGGACGCATACCGCAACAAGATGTTGACAGCGTGGTTCGATACTCTCACGGGTATTGAGGGCGAATTTGATGAGAAAGCCGAGAGCATTGCAATCTACTACAAACAGCTTCTTGCTGAGGCTAAAATGCTTAAAGCCGAAAAGGCGGCAATTGCAAAAAGACAGTCACAAAAAGAAAAACAGGCGGAGAGTCTTAAAACCTATCTGTTTAAGTCAATGCAGGCACTCGGCAGACAGAAGATTGATATGCCGAGAGCGGTTATGTCGCTTAAAAAGAACGCTCCGAGCCTTGTTGTTGATGATGAAATTTCATTTGTTGAGTGGGCGGAGGAACACAATCTTGACCACCTCTTAAAGTACAGTATGCCCGAAGTGAAAAAGAATGATGTCAAGGCTCTCTGCAAAAAGGGCGAAGAAATCCCCTTCGTACATATGGAAGCCAAGCAGTCGTTAAGTATTAAGTGAGGTGTTATTTATGGGATTACCTATATTGGTTTTAGGATATTCAGGCAGCGGAAAATCTGCCTCTTTAAGAAATTTCAAAGCAAATGAACTTGCTCTTGTAAATGTAAACGGAAAATCACTTCCGTTCAGGACCAAATTCACTTCTTCAATCAATTCCGACAACTACATTGATATTGAGGACTTTATCAAAAAGCAGAAATGCAAGTCGATTGCAGTTGATGACGCACAGTATCTCATGGCTAACGAGTATATGAGAAGAGCCAAGGAAACAGGCTTTCAGAAGTTTACCGATATCGGTAAAAATTTTTGGGAGCTTGTGAAAGAGGTTGAAACTCTCCCGAATGACACGATTGTTTATTTTCTCAGCCATATTGAAACCGACGAAAACGGCAGACAGAAAGCTAAAACAATCGGCAAGTTGCTTGACGAAAAAATCTCGGTCGAGGGAATGTTTACCACGGTTTTAAAAACTGTTGTCGTTGACGGCAAGTATCTTTTTGCAACACAAACGGACGGTAACGATACTTGTAAAAGTCCGATAGGCTTGTTTGATTCAATGTACATATCAAATGACCTTAAAATTGTTGATGAAGCATTGAGAACATACTATTCAATGCAACCCGAACAATATTGTGATGAGTGCAAAGCACCGATACTTTCGGACGGCAAACGCACCGTTAAACAGATCATTGACGGCACAACAAAAAATTACGGCAGACAGCTCTGTATGCAGTGTGTTGCAAGGCTGATAAAGCAGAAGAAACAGGAAAAGCAGAGAGAGGGTGCAGACAATGCAGCTTCGACCGTATCAGAATGACCTTGTTGAACAGGTAAGACAGGCTTGGCGAGAGGGTTACAAAGCCCCTTGCATTGTCCTCGGTTGCGGTGGCGGAAAGTCATGCATTGTCGCAGAAATTGCAAGACGAACAACTTGGAACGGGAAACGGGTGCTGTTCCTTGTTCATAGGAGAGAGCTTGTTGACCAAATATTCAGAACCTTTGTCCGCTGGGGTGTGCTTATGGATTTGTGCCAAATCGGTATGGTGCAGACCTTTACACGAAGATTGAAGAAACTGCCAAAACCCGCACTTATCATCACAGACGAAAATCATCACAGCCTTGCACAAAGCTACAAACGCATTTACGAACATTTTTCAGATGTTCCGAGGGTTGGCGTCACCGCAACACCTGTCCGATTAAACGGTGACGGTTTGGGCGATGTCAACGATAAGCTCATAATCGGGGTGAGTACAAAATGGCTCATCAAACATAACTGCCTTGCCCCATATGACTACTACGCTCCGAGTGTCGCCGACCTTACGGGTTTACACACCAAAATGGGCGAGTATGTCACCGCCGACATTGAAAAGGCAATGATAAAAAACACGGTATTCGGTGATGTTATCAAATATTACAAACAGCTTGCAGACGGTAAGAAAGCCGTCTGTTACTGTTCTTCGGTAAAGCACAGTCTTGCAACAGCGAAGGCATTCCGTGACGCAGGAATTTCAGCCGAGCATATTGACGGAGCTACTCCAAAGGCACAGAGAGAACAGATTATAGCCGATTTCAGGAACGGCAAAATTACAATCCTCTGCAATGTGGATTTGATTTCAGAGGGCTTTGATGTGCCTGACTGCGAATGTACAATTCTGCTCCGACCTACTCACAGCCTTACGCTTTACATTCAGCAGTCAATGCGGTGTATGCGTTATAAGCCAAACAAAAGGGCGGTAATCATTGACCATGTGGGCAACTATGCAAGGCACGGAATGCCTGATGACGACCGAGAATGGACGCTTGAAAAACGCAAAAAGCTGAGTGTTAAAAAAATCGAAAAGGAGCAGGAGGAAAAGGTCAGACAATGTCCCGAATGTTTCTTTACATTTTCAGCACCGCCGGCAGGGCAGAAAGCCGTGTGTCCGCATTGCGGTTATGTTTTCCCGACAGCCGAAAGAACCGTTGAAACCGATACCACCGCAAAGCTCATTAAGGTTGAGGGATTCAAGCTTGATTTCAGTACACCCGACGATTGCCACAGCTATGCGGACTTGCTTGCATACGCAAAAAGCCACGGCTACAAAACAGGCTGGGCATATTTTCAGGCACGAAAGAGAGGTATGATAGCTTGACAGAAGAACACGCAATTCAGAACAAAATCCGTATTGCAATTGCACCGTACTGCGATATTTTCCGTATAAATGTAGGTGCAGGCTTTACAAAGGACGGCAGATATTTCAATACGGGAGTTCCGCCCGGATTTTCGGATTTGTTCGGTGTCAGAAAATCAGACGGAAGAGCAGTCTTTATCGAGGTTAAAACTCCCAAGGGCAGACCTACCGAAAAACAACAGAAATTTATACAGATGATGAAACTCAACGGCGCTGTTGCAGGAGTGTGCAGAAGTGCCGATGAGGCGATAGAGTTAATTACAAAGGAGTAAAATTATGGGATTTAAAGCAAATTGGAGCGAGGCAGCACAGTCTAACTCACTCAAACCCGAGGGCGATTATGAGTGTCTTATAGCAAAGGCAGAGGAGCGTGACTACACAAATTCAAAAGGCGAGGAAAAAACCTGCCTGAACATTTCGTTCATTATCCGAAACGATGTTGAGCAGGGGTACAAAAACGGACATATATTCCACACTTGGGGGAAACGCAGAGAACCTACCGAGAACGACAAGCAGGTCAAGGGCTACGGTTTTAATCAGGTTATGGCTCTCGGCAAAGCGGCAGGACTTCCCGACGGCAAGGATTACGACAGCCTTGAACAGTTCCTTGAAGAACTCATTAAAAAGCCTGTTCGTGTAACGATTAAGCACGGCGAATGGAACGGCGAAAAAAGAGAAGAAGTCAGCTGGCTCAATCCGACTAAGTTTCCGACAGTAAAGCATACTTTTAAGCAGTCGCAGAGTTCAACGGCTCAGACCTATGCACAGCCACAGCAGAGTTATGTACCTGCACAGACAGCAAATCAGGGCTTTGTTGATATGCCGATTGACGATGATTTGCCGTTCTGATTTTAAAAAAATTCTTCGGGAATTGCATAAAACAGTGCAATTTTCACCGTGTTTTTCCTTATATATGGAGGTGAAAAAATGGGCTTTACAAATTTAAACCCAAATAAAAATAAATATTTTGCAGTTCCCGAGGAATTGAAAGGTTACAAAAACTGGGTGTGCTGGCAGTCATATCCAGATCCGAAATCGCACAGCGGAATTTCAAAGAAACCGATAAATCCAAGAACGGGTGGCTTTGCAATGCCGAATAACTCGGACACTTGGTCGGACTTTGAAACGGCAGTCAGAGAATCCGCCAAATATTCGGGTATAGGCTTTATGTTCTCAAATTCACCGTTTTTCGGTGTTGACCTTGACGATATGCCGAATGACATTCAGGACTACCAAAACGGCGGAGCTGACAACATAATCAGCGAGTTTGTGAACACTTTGCAGAGCTACACCGAATTTTCGCAGAGCAAGACAGGCATTCACATAATCTGCAAGGGAACTCTTCCCGAGGGCAGAAGAAAGGCGAAGAATGATTCGGGCGGTTTTGAAATGTACGAAAACGGCAGATTCTTTGTTGTGACAGGTGATTACTGCTCTGCATATGCGTACATAAACGATTGCACCGAAAGCATAAAGCCGTTGCATTCAAAGTATCTCGGCAAGGCAACAGAGCCACAGCCTAAGCTCCGTAGCGTTGAGGTCAATCTGAACACCGTTGACGATATTGTCAGAGCCGCCTGCAATGCCAAGAACGGAAGTCTTTTCAAGGCTCTGTACAGCGGTGATTTTTCGGCTTACTCGTCACAGAGCGAGGCGGATATGGCTTTTTGCAATATGCTTGCGTTCTGGTGCGGTTGCGATACCGACAAAATGGATTCGATTTTCAGACAATCAGGCTTAATGCGTGACAAGTGGGACAGAAAGCAGTCGGGTACAACCTACGGCATTATAACCCTGCAAAAGGCTGTGTCGGGCTGTACGCAGACCTATAACCCAAAACAGCATAACGATTATTCAATTTCAATCGGTGAGGGCAAGGCTGTTCAAGCGGTTGACGAAGAAAAAATGCGTGCCTACACCTTTGATGATATGGGCAATGCCGACAGGTTCGTTGATTTATTCGGCGATAATGTAAGGTATTGTTACACCGAGAAAAAGTGGTATTACTACAATTCAATGAAGTGGTGTGTTGACAATATCGGGGTAGTTTTGCGAATGGCGGACAAAAGCATTGAGGCTATGAAAGCCGAAGCAAGGCTGTACTTGCAAGCTGATGAAGAGAACGGCGGAGATATGTCAAAAGCATTTGAAAAGCATATGAAATCAAGCCGTTCCAACAAATCAAAAAAAGCAATGCTCAACGAGGTTGAACACCATATCCCCGTACTTCCGGCACAAATGGATAAATACCGTATGGCATTAAACACCCCAAGCGGAATAATCAACCTTAAAAACGGCGAAGTGAGGGCGCATAATCCCGAATATTATTTTACGAAGATTACTTCGGTTGACTGTTCTCAAACGGCAGAGTGTCCCCGTTGGCTTGCATTCCTTGACGATATTTTTGCAGGCGATAAGGAGCTTATTCGCTACATTCAAAAGGCGGTCGGTTACAGTCTGACAGGCTCAACAGCCGAGCAATGCGCATTCTTCCTTTACGGCACGGGACGAAACGGCAAGAGTACATTCATTGATGTTATCCGTGATGTATTCGGCGATTATGCCGCAAACATTCAGCCTGAAACAATTATGGTAAGAAACTCGCAGAGCAGTGCCATAAACAGCGACATTGCACGGTTAAAGGGTGCAAGGCTTGTCACCTCTGTTGAGCCGAACGAGGGCGTGCGAATTAATGAGGGACTTCTCAAACAGCTTACGGGTGACGATACCGTAACGGCAAGAAAGCTGTACAGCGAGGAATTTGAGTTCAAGCCCGAGTTTAAGCTGTGGATGGCGACAAACCATAAACCGATTATCAGAGGCACCGACACGGGCATATGGCGAAGAATACATATGATACCGTTCAATGTTCAGATTCCCGAGGATAAGGTTGATAAGAACCTTACGCATAAGCTCAAAGCCGAAATGACCGCAATTTTCAAATGGTGTATCGACGGCTGTATTCTGTGGCAAAGAGAGGGTTTGAAAATGCCGTCTGCCGTTCTTCAAAGCGTGAGAGAGTACAAGCGTGAAATGGATGTTATTTCCGCCTTTATCGAGGACAGATGTGTGTTAGAGGGTTCGGTTCAGGCAAGCACGCTCTATGCCGCCTATACAAGCTGGGCAGGGGATAACAACGAATATTGTATGTCAAATACCAAATTCAGCACCGAACTTGCCAAACGATTTGAAAAGGTAAGAGGCAAAAACTATAACTTTTTCAACGGTATTTCACTTTCTAAAGATTGTTGAGGTGGAGGGTGGTGGAGGGTTTGACGGTTTTTCTAACCTTTCGTATAAGAAAAATAAACTAATATTATATATAGAAAGGGTTCTTTAAAATAGCCCCAAACCCTCCACTACCCTCCGAAAGAGGTAATATGAAAAAATATGATTTTAAAAATCCACAGGTGTTTGAACAGCTTGAAGATAAAGCAATTGACGGTCAGCTTGATTACTCATCCTTTCCGCCGCCCGAATATAAATACTTTTCAAGGCTTGCAAAGGTCGGCTACAACAACCGTCATAAAGGCTGGGACATAAACATCTGCCTTGAATGGCAGGACAAGCTCAGAACGGAGTATAAGCGTGACAGAAACGACGCAGACGAATACCGTATGCTCTCACAAAGAATTATGGATAATGTAAAGAAAAGCGCCGACTTCGTCCGTAAGATGTATCAGTCCCAAACCAACGAGCAAACCGTAATCAATGCCCTCCAAGCCTTAGAATGCCTAACCAACGAAAACGGCTTAACCAAAAGAATAACCGAAAAATTAAAGGAGAATAAAGAAAATGATTGATTGTTCAAAAACAGAGAATTATTTCGCTGAAAAACGAAGAATGACGAAAAAAACAAAGAATGGATTATGTAAAACTAAGTGTAGTGACTGTCCTTTGTGCAGTGATAACAACGGTACATCTGAAGATATGAGCTGTACAACTTTTGAAATGCATCATCCTGAAAAAGCAATCGAAGTTGTTCAGAAATGGTCGGATGAACATCCGCCAAAGACATTTCTTACAGAGTTCTTGAAGAATTATCCGAACGCAGAGCTTGATCACGGAGTACCAAAGGTTTGCCTAAAAAAATTAGGAGCTGTTTCGGGTTGTGCAAAAACAAAAAAAGGTGACTTGTATATTAGCTGTTATAGGTGTTGGAATCAGCCTATTGAGGACGGTGAAGAGCGATGAGAGAAATATTATTCAGAGGTCAAACTCGCAGATATGGCGAGAAAGTCAGATTAAACGGTGAGAAAATAAAAAGTAATTGGGTTTACGGAGGTATTTTCCCACAGAATGGTGATGGCGATTTTGCAATAATTTATCAGCAAGAGCCTACAGTAGAAAAATATCCCGTTTACGCAGATACAGTCGGTCAGTACACAGGCTTGACCGACAAGAACGGCACGAAGATTTTTGAGGGGGATATTGTAAAATATGGTGATACTGTTCATAATGTAGTGTTTGAACAAAGAAACGGAACAGCGTATTTTGGTCTTGTGTATTCAACACTTGAAACCTTATCGTTTGGATATTATCAAGATTTGAAACAAATTGAAGTAATCGGCAATATCTATGACAATCCCGAGCTTTTGAAGGAGTGATATAGATTGACGGTTAAAGATTATTTATATTCGGTCAGGGTTTCGGATAAGCTGATCAGAACGAAAGAACACGAGCTGTCGAAACTTAGGCTGAATATTGCACAGGTATCGGTTAAGCAGAACGAGCCTGTTAAGACATCAGGAGTGAATGACCCTATGCGGATTGTTGACAGGATTGCAGACCTTCAGGCTGAAATCAATCGGGAAATTGACAATCTTGTGCGGTTGAAAACTGAAATCCGCAGTAAAATCAACGCACTTGACGATTACCGTTACATTGCAATTTTGACCGAGTATTACATAAATTGTCAGAGGTGGGAGGATATTGCTGAGAGTATGGAAATGAGCGTAAGGCATACCCTGAGATTGCACGGCGAAGCGTTACAGGCGTTCCGAAAAAAGTTCGATTTCTCGTAAAATTATTTTGAAATGTCATTGAATGTCACCCTTACCCTGCGTATAATGGTATTATGAAAGTTTAACAAACAGGACATATGTAGAACTCTCCTAAGATAAAAAAATTGCACAGACCGCTCTCACCCCGAGGGCGGTTTTGTGTTGTGTGTGGTTATTTTATACAAATTATTACTTTCTTGATTGTGCGGTTTACAGAAAAATGTAAAATCTGTTGAATTGTGTCAAATAATATGATAGATTAGTGATATATTACAACTAAGGAGAGTTGCATATGAGCGAAGAAAATAAGGCAAAACCCTGTTTTGTTATAATGCCTATATCAGACCAGCCACAATACCCTGCAGGTCATTTTAATAAAATATACGAACAGATAATTGTTCCTGCTGTCAAAGAGGCGGGGTTTGAACCTGTAAGAGCAGACAGTAATCAAATATGTGATTCGATAATGCAAAAAATTTTGAAAAATTTAGTTGAATGTGATATGGCAATTTGTGATTTAAGTTCAAGAAATCCGAATGTTATGTATGAATTAGGAATTCGACAAGCCTATGGTAAAAAAGTAGTTTTGATACAGGATGATGCTACTGATAAAATTTTTGACGTAGCAGGAATAAATACTGTTTTTTATAAGAGAGATAGATTGTATGAAAATGTTATTAAGGCAAAAGATGATATTGCTAATGCGATAAAGGAAACTTATGCAAATGGTTCATTTTCGTTAATGAGTATAGCAAATTTAGAAAATGCAACTGTAGATAATTCCAAAATTGATGGGGTTGTTTTGGCTAGACTTATGATGCAATCAATATATTCAAAGTTAGATGCTATGGAAGACTCAATAAGACTGCTTTCTAATACGCAAAATGTTAGCGATGAATTAAATTGTGGCCTCAATAATCGTAGTTTTGCACGGCTGGTTATGGAATGCAAAGATGTATTGAGTAATTATCCAGATAATCTCGATTTACTTGTTTCCTGTTATCGAAGATTATCGAGAGCTAATAATGTGATGCTTAATAGTAGGAATGATAAATCTTTTACACCTAAAGACTATCTAAATGTGAAAAATACACTGATAGAATTGAATGACAGAATTAATGCTTTAACGCCTAATACTGATTAATGGAGAGTGCATTTAGTACTCTCTTTTCTTTTGCTTATTTTTAGAATTTTCAGACAAAGAGAGGTGGTACCGTGAAAGACAAATTAAATGCAAGGCAGAGGAAGTTTGCGGAATATTATGCGCAGAGCGGTAACACCGTTCAGAGTGCGATACAGGCAGGATATTCAGAAAATTACGCAAACGCAAGAGCGTATGAATTGTTGGAGAATGTTGGAGTTTCAAAATACATCAAGGAGCTTTCCGATAAGCTCAAAGATGAGCGCATTATGAGTGCAAAGGACAGACAGGTTGCTTTGTCCGACATTGCAAGGAATTACGGGCAGGACACCTCCGACAGAATCAGGGCGATTGACACACTCAACAAGATGACGGGCGAATACACCGTTAAGGTTGACGCAAAGGTTGAGCAATCCGAAAAGCTCTCTGATGTGTTCAGACAGTTAGGCGGTGAGGGACTGAGTGAGTAACAAATTTCCGCTGTCACAAAAGTATATCGACTTTATCAACACAACAAATGTGTCGGCTGAATTTCTTGAAGGAACTACAGCGTCCGGCAAAACTACCGTCGGAGCAGGCGTTAAGTTTATGCGAATGGTGTCGCAGTCGCCTAAGAAGCTTCACGCAATTGCCGCCAAAACTACGGGCAAGGCTGAGGAAACTATAATCCAACAGGACAACGGTATTCTCGACTTGCACCGCAACGCTGTCTATTGTGGTAACGGCGACAAGGATTACAAGCTGCCGCATATCAAGTTTGAGGGCAAAATTATCTATATTCTCGGTTACAGCAGTCGGGATAAGTGGGAAATGGTTCTCGGTGCGCAGTTTGGGTGCGTTTATATTGACGAAATCAACACCGCCGATATCGAGTTTATCCGAGAGATGTCAACCCGTAATGACTATATGCTTGCAACGCTGAATCCCGATGATCCGAGCCTGCCTGTGTATAAGGAGTTTGTCAACCGCTCCCGTCCTTTTAAAAAATATGAAAACGATGTTCCTCCCGAGATTACGGCGGAGCTTACCGAAGAACCTGTACCAAATTGGCGGTATTGGTTCTTTTCTTTTGCCGACAATTTAAGTCTTACACCCGAACAGATTGAAAAGAAAAAGAACTCTGCACCGAAAGGTACAAAGCTCTATAAAAATAAAATCTTAGGTTTGCGAGGCAGAGCAACAGGGCTTGTGTTTCCGAATTTTGAGAGGGCAAGACATATCAAATCAAAAGAGTGGGCAGGAAAGTTTTTGAACTGTAACCGCAAGTCGGAACACTTTGTTCAGTTCACCGCAGGTCTTGATACCGCCTATTCGCAGAAGTCGCCTGACACTATCGCAATGACATTTTACGGCATTACCAATCACGGCAAGTGTGTTCAGCTTGATGAAAGAGTTTACAACAATGCTGAAATGCAAACACCTATTGCCCCGAGTGACACGGTGAAGAATTTTATTGATTTTCTTGACCGCAACCGTGATGAATGGGGCTTTGCACGCACGGCTTTTATTGACAGTGCCGACCAAGCGACTATTACAGAATTTCAAAAGTATAAGCGACAGCACGGCTGTGTCTATGACTTTGCAAATGCATGGAAGAAAACGAAGATTATCGACCGAATCAATCTTGTACTCGGCTGGCTTGCCACCGACTGTTATTTTGTGCTTGAACATTGTAAAAACACGATTGCCGAGTTTGAAATTTACAGCTGGCGAGAGGATAAAGACAACACACCCGAGGACGGTCACGACCATTGCATTAACAGCGGTCAATATGCGTGGCTGCCGTTTAAAAATATTATTGGAAGTGAAATAAATGGGGCTGATTAACAGAATGGCTGAATCTATCAGATCGGGAATTAAAAACTTTTTGCAGATTACTCCTGCAAGCGACAAAACAATTACCGTCACCGAAACGAGCAATCATCTGACCGAGTGCTTTATCAATCGCATTTGGTATTGGGGCAACAGCAGACAGCTTGCGGAGCTGTACAGGCAGATTGATACAAACAAAACTATGTTTTGGGCGGCAAAAAGCACAAAGGGGCTTGAAATCCGTAAAATACACACGGGCTTGCCGGCACTCATCTGCGAAACGCTTGTGAATATCGTAATTGCCGACTACAACGGCACAGATGTTACAAGTAAAAATTCAACCGCTTATGCAGAGCGTTGGGAAGACATTGAAAAGCAGAACAAGCTATCCGACACGGTTAAGCAAATGCTCCGTGACCTATGTGTTGTCGGTGACGGTGCTTTTAAGGTCAGCTTTGACACGGCTGTATCAGATGTTCCGATTGTTGAATGGTATCCTGCCGAAAACATCGACTTTACATATGTGCGTGGCAGAATCCGAGAGGTTAAGTTTTACACCGATTACACGCAAAAACACCGCCGTTACCGTTTTGAAGAAACATACGGTTACGGCTATATTCATTATGCTTTGTACGATGACAACGGCAAAGAGATTGACCTGCACACGGTTGACGCTCTTTCGTGGATTGATTCAAAGGGCGTTACATTTGACGAATCATATATGTGGGCTGTACCTGTCCTTTACGGCAAATCGTGCCACAAGGGCAGAGGTGCGGGCATTATCGGCATAAAAACAGACGCTTTCGACAGCCTTGATGAAGTGTGGTCACAGTGGATGGACGCACTCAGAGCCTGCCGAACAAAGCAGTATGTGCCTGATTGCCTTGTTCCGAGAAATCCCGAAACCTGTCAGCCAATATCGCCAAATCCGTTTGACAACCGATTTATCACCGTGGGCAACGATATGTCTGAAAACGGCAACGGCAACAGGATTTACACCGAAAGTCCGCAGATTCAGCACGAAAGCTATTTGAGTTCATACATTACTGCCCTCGACCTCTGCTTACAGGGCATTATATCGCCGTCAACTCTCGGCATTGATACGAAGAAGCTTGATAATGCAGACGCTCAGCGTGAAAAGGAAAAGACAACCCTTTACACAAGGCAGAACCTTGTGAAAATTACGCAGAACGCACTTCAAAGCCTTGTTGCAGTTGTACTCAATGCAGACGGTGAACTCAACGGCAAGGGCATTGTTGAGGGCTTGGAGGTGTCCGTAAACTTCGGCGAATATGCAAATCCGAGTTTTGAAAGTCAGGTTGAAACCGTGTCAAAAGCAAGACAGGGCGGTTTGATGTCAGTTGAAACCTCGGTTGACGAGCTTTACGGCGACAGCAAGTCGGAGGATTGGAAAGCCGAAGAGGTACAGAGAATTAAGGAAGAACAGGGCATTGCAGGCGAAGAAGAAAAATCGGAGCTTGACGATGTGGACCTTACCGACACAGAAGAACCTGACAATAACGCAGACGATGAAGAAAATGCGGAAAATAATGCAGAAAAAACCGAAAGCAATCCCGAACAGAATGATACACAGGTAAACAATGAGTGATTACAATATCAGAGAAGCCTTTGAAAAAATCGAAGATGAACTGATTGACAGCATGATGAGAAATTTCAGCCGTCACAGAGCCGAAGAAACCAAAGAGGGTTACAACTGGACACAATGGCAGGCTGAACAGCTCAAAAGTCTTGAAGAGTACCGCAAGCACAACGCAAAGAAATTCGGCAAGCGTTTCAAAGCCATTAACAGCAAGGTTGAAGAGATGATTCGCACCGCCAAAGCTGACGGAAATGCAAGTCAGGAGGCAGAAATTCTTGAAGCTGTCAAGGACGGCTTCAAAGCCCCGAAAAAGCCGTCAGCACACAGCACAGCCGAGTTTTTTAAGGTGAATGACCGTAAACTTGACGCACTCATAAAATCGACCACAGACGATTTAAAGAGGGCAGAAACGGCAGTTTTGCGTATGAGCAACGACAAGTACCGCAAGGCGATTTTTAACGCACAGGTTGCAATGAACACGGGTGCGGTTACATACGAAAAAGCCGTTGATATGGCTTGTAAAGATATGCTCAACGCAGGTCTTAATTGTGTGGAATACAAGAACGGTGCAAGGCACACGCTCTCTGATTATGCGGATATGGCGGTTAAAACAGCCAACAAAAGAGCCTATCTTCGTGGCGAGGGCGAAAAGCGAGCCGAATGGGGAGTATCCCTTGTTGTTGTGAACTCAAGACAGGGCGGTTGCCCCGATTGTGCAAAATATATCGGCAAGGTGTTTATTGACGATGTTTATTCAAACGGCAAAAAGTCAGACGGAAGCTATCCGCTCCTCTCAACCGCAATCAAGAACGGTTTGTTTCATCCGAGATGTAAGGACAGCACAAGTACATATTATCCCGAACTTGATGATTTGGACGCACCGTTGTCTGAAGATGAAATCAAAGAGCTTGACCGTCAGCGAGGAATTGAGGAAAAACAGCAGTATGCACAGCGACAGGCAGAACGCTTTGACCGCCGTGCCGAATACAGTCTTGACGAGGACAATAAACGCATTGCCCAAACCCGAGCCGATGAGTGGCACGATAGGGCGGATGTGCTTGAAGAAAAGGCGAAACAATTTTCTTTGAAGACTGATGTACAAAAATATTACAGACCTGTTTTTGAAGAAGATATATCAAAAACTTTTGAACGCAAAATTGAGGGCGAAACAATTACAATTGATACCCACAAGGCAAATACATTGTGTGATAATGTTTATATTTCAGATAAGGTAAAGCTAAAACGAAAAGAACTTCATAATTTTGATATGCAAGTGAGAAAAGCGTTTGATATGCTCGGAGAGGTTGAAACAAGCGGAAAGCCTGAAATTTGTATTATCCCTCCCGAAGAAATGCGAGTAAATGCTATTGCTTCATATATGCCAATGCAGAATATTTTAAATGTCAATTCAGCATACTTTTCAACAAGTGATTTGTCAGGCTTACAAGAAAACTTGGCTTGTCCGCAAGACGGATTGAGTACAATTCTTCACGAACTGATTCATTGGCAAGACGCTAAAAATTACAGAGCAAAATTCGGAGTTATTAACGATTATTTTGAATATTGCAATTACCTTAATAAAATTTATGCTCCAAAGGTTGAAAAATTGATAAATAACGGTTATAATATAGAAGATATAAGTGCATATGCGCTTAAGGAGTATTCAAAAGGAAATTTTGATGAAGTGTTTGACGAATATCGTGTTAAAGGTTATTTTAAGAGGTGAACTTTATGAAAATTACATATTCCAAAAAAGCGAATGATTTGTTTGCTTTAGTTAGTCCATATATAGATTCAAAATCTTTTCCGGCTAAACTTAAAGATGATACACCTGAGAAAATACGCAATGCTTATAATGAGTGGCTTAAAATCGCAAAAGAGGAAGAAAATCAGTATTTAAGAGACAGTGGCATAATCTAACCGCTCCGTAAAAAGGGCGGTTTTGTTGTTTAACTTGCCGAGAATATGTTCGGAGCAAGAAAAACGGCTTGTTCACGGCATTGCTTAACTTGCCTGTAACTTGCCGTAACAAAATTTAACACATCAAATCAGCACTTTGAGAAATCAGAGTGCTTTTTTATTGCATTTAAATCCGTCGATTTCGACCGGTTTAGAAAGGTGGTGACAGAATGAAAATCAGAGTAACAACAGCATTTAATGACAGGCAGAACGGTTATGTAACCCGACCTGTGAATGAAGTTTTTGAATGCTCCGAGCAGAGAGCAAAGGAACTCATTGACGGCGGTTTTGCAGAAGAGGTCAAGTCTGACGCTCCCAAAAAGCCGAGAACCAAAGCAGTTAAAACAGAAAAAACAGATTAAGCACTTTACGAATATGTAAGGTGCTTTTTTATTGTCCGAAGACATTAAACTACGGGAGACACCGTGCAAAACTGAAACAGAGAGACACTCTATAAACTGATTACGGGAGACACCCGAAAAACTGAAAGGATATGAAAAAAATGGCAGAACCAAATCCAACACCAACCCCCAATGAACCGACACCTGCACCGCAGGGAACACCGCAGGGAAACGCTCCTGCCTTTGATTATGACAAGCTCGCAAGCCTTATTACAGGCAAACAGAGCGTGACAGAGGACACCGTTTTGAAGTCATATTTTAAGGAGCAGGGATTGTCAGCCGATGAGATGAAAGAGGCTATCGGTGCTTTTAAAAAGCAGAAAGCCAAGAACACTCCCGACTTTGCAAAAATGCAGTCGGAAGTTGAATCCGCAAACAACGCAAAACTTATGGCAGAAGTCAACCAGTCGGCAACCCTCGAAGCCGTAAAACAGGGCGTTGACATTGCAACCGTTCCGTATGTTCTTAAAATTGCAGACTTTTCAAAGGCTGTGACAGACGGCAAGGTCAATGCGGAAAAGCTGACAGAGGCTGTTAAAAAGGTGCTTGACGATATTCCCGCACTCAAGGGCAAACCTGCCGAGAACGGCACAGGAGTTAAGAAAATCGGCGGTGACGGCAACAGCGACAAAAATTTAACAGAAGATGCCTTAAGAGGAATTTTCGGCATCAAATCGAAAAAGTAAGAAAAGAGGTAAATAATTATGGCAGTATTAGAATACGCAACTATTTTCAGTAATGTATTAAGAGAATTGTATGGTCAGGCCCTTACTTGCGATGACCTTTACCACTCAAACTCTGACATTCAGATTATCAACGGTAAGGATATTAAAATCCCAAAACTCTCGGTCAGCGGTTATAAAGACCATACACGAGGTGCAGGCGGTTTTAATTCGGGTACATATTCAAACGGTTACGAAACCAAAACCCTTGACCACGACAGAGATATTGAGTTTGCTATCGACCCTATTGATGTTGACGAAACAAATATGGTAGTAACTATCGCAAATATTCAGACACGCTTTGAAAAAACACAGGCTATACCTGAACTCGACTGTTATACTTACAGCAAGCTTTATACAGAAGCTAAGCGAGTTGGTGCAACAGTAAAAACTACTGCATTAACTGCGGCGAATGTGCTTGCAGATTTTGACGATAACCTTGAGGCTTTTGCCGAAGCAGGTGTACCGCTCGACAGGGTTATTCTTTATGCGACACCACAGTACAAAAAGCTTTTGAAGAATGCAGAGGGTATTCAGAGAACACTTGAAATCAGTTCCGCAAAGGGCATTGACCGCCGTGTTCGTTCCGTTGATGATATTGATAAGATTGTAGAAGTGCCAAGCTCAAGAATGAAGTCTTTGTTTGATTTTACAAACGGTTGTGTTGCTGACAGCTCAGCTAAGCAGATTGACTATATTCTTATTGACCCGGAAGCACAGGTGTCAAGAGTTAAGTATTCATATATCAATGTCTATACTCCGGGTTCTGACAGCCGAACAGCTGATAATTATATATATCAGAACAGAAAAGTTAATGGTACTTTTGCCATTGACGAACTTATGAAGCAGGGCGTAATCATTCATGCCGAGGCTTAAAGCGAGGTGAGAAAAAATGAAAGCAATCAAAGACAATAAGTCATATACAGTCAACACAGACGAGGAAGCTAAGACTTATGTATCCCGTGGTTATGATATTCAGGATGACAACGGCAAAATCAAAGAATATGGATTAGGCAAGCAAATTTCTGTTGATGATTACAATACTTTGAAGAAAGAAAATTCAAAGCTCAAAGCCGAAAACAAAAAACTTAAAGAGAGTACCAAGTCAGACACAAAGGAGTAAATCTATGTATGCCGATTACATTGAACATCAGGGCGGAGATGAAAACAGCATTATCTCTGCCGAACACATTGATGTTCTGACTTTTAACCGCATTGATTTTGAAAAACTTTCGGAAATGCAGAAGAGAATCATCAGCAGAGTGCATAGCAGACTTACTGCTTTTGAAGAAGAAAATGCCGATATGATTTCTTCCTACCTGAAAAGCTATTCAATCAACGGCACATCAATGGAATTTGGCGCAAGCTGGAATTTAATGTGTATCAGCGGAGTGGCAATTCCTGCCGACCTCTATGCGTTGCTAAAATCAACAGGACTTTGTTATCCTGCAATCTGAAAGGTGCGTGAAAACCGTGAAATTTCCGTCACTTGTAAAAAAGCAGTTCTGCAAAACTCCTGTCGAGGTCACAATCTACGGTGAGGGTGTTACCGAAGACGGAGCACCCCTGACCGTGTTTGAATGCAAAAATCTGTATCCCTCCGACAGCTTGTACCCGTCAGCAACCCTGCACGGTGGCTCTGCCTTGTGTAATATGCAGTCAAAGGCAAAGACGGTCTATACCAAAGAGCAGAAAATTGTTCAGGTGTCGGCTGTCTTGCTTTTTGACGGCGATATTGCCCCCGACAGCCCCACTTTAAGCGGTGGCTTTGTAATCCTTGACGGCGTAAAACGAAACATCGTACAGGGTACAAAACACCGCAACCCCGACGGCACAGTTAATTTTACGGAATTGGATGTGATTTAATGGGATTTTCGGTATCATCAAAAATCAAACTCAATATGCCTGTTGTAAAACAGCTTGATAGGGCAAAGCAACAGGCTCTTGAACAGACAGGTGACGCACTTCTTACACAGGTGAAAAACACGCAGGTAATGCCGTTTGATACGGGCAATTTTCAGAACGAAAACACCTTTGAAGATTGTGCGCAGAGTTGGAACGGCACGGTTAAAATAGTGTCAAGCACTCCGTATGCAAGGCGGTTGTACTTTCACCCCGAGTATAATTTCAGTCGTGAGGAAAACATCGCCGCAGGCGGTAAATGGTTCTCACCGTGGCTTGCGGGCGGTACACGGCAGAATTTTTGCAGTTGGGCATTTGTGAGATTATACAGAAAGGAAGCAGGACTTTGATTTACTTATCGGACATCAGAGATTGGCTCAAAAGCGTTACCTCAGCCGAGCATTACTACATCGGTAAACTCGACAATAAGCAGGATAAGTCAATCGGTGTGTATTCATTAAAGCAGTCGGGAACACCCACAAGGGCAATCGGCGGTGAAAGTACCTACGATACAATAAGCGTGTCTTTGCTTATCCATTACACCGACAACGCAAGAGAAACCGAGAAGTTTGCACGCAGACTTTACGAAACGCTTTACGGCATTAAAAAAGTTGAAATTAAGGAACACAAAATCTATATAATCGAACTGCTCACGGAAGAACCCGTTGATGTGGGAACAGACGACAAGGGTGTGTATGAGCAGGTCATTGAAGTTAAATTTTATTACGAAAGGAAGTAATTTTATGGCAAAAGTTGAATCGGGAGTATTCCCATGCTATGAAAATCAGTTTGCGGTTGGCAAGGCAGGAACAGAATCCGCCACGACAAATATTGCTAACTGCGAAGAATTTTCTGTTGCATTTGACAACGGTGTCGAGGAATGGACAGCCTTTGAAAACGAGGGCTGGAAGTCAAGGCTTATGACAGCAAAGTCAATCACAATTTCGGTAAAGGGCAAGCGTACAATCGGTGACGCAGGCAATGACCAGATTGCCGCCCTTGCATTTGAAAACGGCAGAAAGACAGAAGTTTCGTTTATGTGGACCTTCCCCAACGGTGCAACCGTCCTCTTTAAAAATGCAGTTGTATCCGTTACATCAAATGGTGCAGGCGCAAGTACGGGTGTTGCTCCGCTTGAATTTGAAGTTATGTCAAACGGCAAACCCGTATATACAGCAGCCGCTTAAAAAACGAAAGGAATGAACGATTATGTCAAAGTTAATTGATATTACAGACAAACTTAATTTTGAGGAAAAGCCGAGTGTCAGAGTTAAAAATGTTGACCTTGCAATCAACAATGACGCAGTTTCAATGCTCAAAGTTGCGGCACTTTTTGAGGACGGCAACGGCAAGAACAAAGATGTTATCAAAATGTATCATCTTCTTTTTGATGAATCCGAAAGGGAAAAGATTGAAAAGTTACAGCTGAATATTCACGATTTCAGCACCCTTATCAGCGAATCTGCCAAAATTGCAACAGGCGATTTGACTGACGAGGGGGAAGCTCAGACCCCGGCTACGACCTGATTGATGACTTTGATTTAATCGTGTCGAGCTTTCGCTCGGAGTACGGGGTCAGCATTTATTCAAAGGATTTTGCAAAAATGAGTTGGAATGAGTTCTGCTCACTTCTGCAAGGATTAGGACCCGAAACACCGCTTGCAAGAACGGTTCAAATTCGCCTTGAAACCGACAAAGAGGTCTTGAAAAACTTTACTTCGTCACAGCATAAAATCCGCAACAAATGGCGGTCAAGGAATATAAAGCACTATTCAGACGAAGATATGAACACCGTTCTTGCAGAATTTCAAAACTTCTTCGCTAATCTGTAAATTTGTACATAATTTTCGCTGTATCTACAAAATTCTTGACAATGTTAATACATAGTGATAAAATGTAACATACACTAACAAATTTATTAAGGAGAGTGTATGTTTATGAAATGTCCACATTGCGGAAACGAATTAAAGGACGATGCAAAATTTTGCGACAAGTGCGGTGCAGGCTTTGGCGGAAACGATTCAACCTCGGCAACCGTAAATCCTGCAAATGCAAAGAAGAAAATTTACAAGCGTTGGTATTTTTGGGTTATTATCGTTGTTGCTATTATGATTGTTGGCGGTGTAAACGGTGCAATTAACGGTAACAGCAGCTCAAACAAATCAAAGCAGGAAACTACTGTTGCAAATCAGAGTTCAGAAAAAGCAACTGAAAAAGCGACTGAAAAAGCGACAGAAGCACCGACCACAAAAGAAGTTGCAACAGAAAAGCCTACTAAAGACCCGAAGAAGGTTGAAAAAGAATTTAAAGACGGTTGCAAAACAATCGACTTTAAAACTCTTTCAAGAAACCCTGACAAGTACAAAGGTAATGACTACAAGTTTGAAGGTCAGATTATTCAGGTTCAGGAAGGCTGGGGCGATTCGGTTGACCTGAGAATCAATATAACCAAAGAAGAAAATGAGTATCTTGATGAACCATTGTGGACTGATACAATCTACGCAACTGTAGAAATTCCTGACGGTGCGGACAAACTCCTTGAAGATGATGTAATCACATTCTGGGGAACTTGTGACGGCGACTATACATATGAAACCGTAATGGGCAACAATGTGTCACTTCCGAAAATCGACATCAAATACTACGAACTCAACAAATAAAACAAAAAGCCACTCCAAACGGGGTGGCTGTTCTTTTGCAAAATTTTATTAGCGTACATCATAACGGTGTGCGCTGTTTTTATGCC